CTACAGGCTGAGGGCGTGCTCGAGCATGCCAATGACGTCCGGACCGTCCTCATTAATCCAGGTGCCGTAGTGCTGACGGATCATGTTCCCGTTGGTGTGCCCCATCTGTTCCGCGATCCAGTCGATCGATGCGACACCGGTTGTCAGCAGCTGGCTGGCGTAGGTGTGCCGGCATTGGCCTGGCCCGCGATAGCGGACGTCGGCCGCTTTCAGGTGAGCTTTGAAAAAGCGATCGCGCACGCTGAAGTCGCTGACGTGTGGTTCACCAGTATTGGTGTTCAGGAAAACGAAGTGCAGCGAGTGCTTGCGCACGGTCTTGTTGTCGCGCTCGACGATGTCGACCGTTTCCGCCTTCTTGTTTTTGTTGATGGCGTTGAGCATGCGCAGGGCATCCCAGGCCGGCCCCAGCAATCGGACCTTGCGTGTCGATCGTCGGGTCTTTGTGACGCGGTAGGCGCCACGAACCTTTGACCGACGAAAGGTCACCGTTCCGCTTTTCAGGTCCACGTCTTCCCAGGCCAGGGCAATCGTTTCCGATACCCGCGGCCCGGCCCAGATCATGAACTGCACCATGAGCAGCTCTTGCGTGCGGTCTGTCGGGGTTTCGAGGATCTGCTTGATCTCCGCCCGGGTAAACGGGTCAGGTACTTCAGGGTCGGGCAGACGGACGATCAGCCCCTCTGTAGGGTCGTGCGCAACCTTCTTGCGGGTCCGATAAAGCCGGAACACCTGGCGGACAATGCTGATGATTTCGCGAATGGTCTTGTTCTTGAGTATTTTCGACAATGTGCCTTGTACCCAATCCTGCAGGTCGAGGTGATCGATGTTGTCGATCTGGACCTTGCCCCACCTCGGGCGGATGTGGACCTCAGCCTTGTTCAGATACCCGCGATAGGTGGTCGCTGCCACGCTGTTCAGTTTGATCTTCAACCACAAATCCAAGTAATGACCGAAAGTGTTCTCGATCAGGCGCGAGGAGTTGGGGAAGTGTCGGGCATAGTCGAACGTGCCAGCCTGTATTTCATAATCGATGATTTCGGCCAGGCGCTTCGCCTGAGCCAGATTTGCCGGTGTGTTTCCACCAGGGAATGGTTCTCGGCACTTTTCCCCGTTGTAACGAAAATAGATTCGGAGCGAGTTGCCCCGCGGTTCTACACCACTGCTCATACATGCGTCCCCACGCGGTTTGAATGTGCCGATGAAGCGGCAGAAGAAAGGCCCGTTTCCGGGCCTTTCTGATCGAGCGTCTCTGCTGAATTTTCCCCTACCGTTCCTGTTTCAGTAACCAGAACAACCCGGCACTTCTTCTTGGTGACAACGTTGTTCCGGCCTCTACTTCAGCGGCCCGGCGCTGGGCGTTGAGGGCTTGTCTGCGCCGGCTGCACTTGTCATGGCTGCCATGGGCTCGGGATCGGTGGCACTGGTCGCAGATCCCTGTCTGGTCGAGATTCCAGGGAAAGGATTTATTCAAGGCTTCCTCCCTCATAAACCGCCCCCTGAAAGGCCATGTCCCTACGAATCCCCTTGCAGCACGTCGGTATCGGGGTCTCGGCGGCTACTGGGCTTAAAGGCTGATGAATTGTTTTCTGGCAGGTACGACACACGTACCGAAAGTGGGTGATTTTCGAGCCGTTCATGGTTTACACCCTCGGTTACTGTTGTTGTGGGTGATGTCGACGAGGTCGCCATCACGCAGAACGGCGGTTTCTTTCAGTTCCTGTAGAACCGCCACGGCGTGCCCGCGATCGAGGGCGTAGATGTAAACGCTTGGGAAACCGTCTGGCGTTTCGAAGTCGACAGGGAACAGATGCCAGATGACTCCGTGCTCGAGCACGGTTTGGTTGAGGACTATCGCGTTGCGAGTTGTCATGGGTTCACCTGCTTCTGTTCAAAGCCGAAACGACTGGTGGGTGAGTTGAGGTTGTGTCTGCTGCACCTCATCGACATCGCCACCGGTTTGTACCTCGCATACGAAGCTGTGTCGTTTCCGGTTCTTGGCAGTAAGGGCGGTCGTCAGACCAGGGACGCTGGCAAGGCATTGCTCGTAGGCGTCGGTACCAACCCAGCGCTGGGTGGGTATCACCTGACAATCTGTACGTGTTATGTCGGTGCACAGGTAAAGCAAGAGGAGGACGGTCATACGGCCTCCTGTCGCGCTACGCTCAAGGCGACGGCTACGGGCTGAACCCAAACCGGCATGTTGCTGAGCATGAAGGTTTCGCCGGCCTCGGCCAGCAGTAGGGTGGTGCCCATGACCTGGGCAATAGCTTCGGCCGCAGCCGGTGGCACCGCATTGCCGATGCGCTCGCGCCATGCCTGATCGCTCAGGCCGTCCAGCTCAAGCCATTCCTCGGGCTCGACCAGGCTTTGCAGCGCGGCCAGTTCCAGGGTGGTGAACGGTCGATGCCAGGTGCCGTCGAGGCTTTCGATAACGCAGGTCAGCCGGTCGCTCGCCTCGGGCATGCGCGGATCTGCGACAGACCACCGGCCGTTATCCTGGCGGGCACTGGCCGAAACTGCGCCGGCCTGGCCATTCCAGTCGACAACCCCATAGTGGCCGCCAGTCAGGTAGGCATCGCCCTTGCCGCGGTTGAGTACGCGTGGGTCAGCGATCGACAACTGCCCACCCTGAACACCTTTGCCGCCGGCGATAACTGTGCTGCTGTGCCTGTCCCAGCCCATCACCGCGAGGTTGTTGCTATGACGCTTCCAGTTCGGTCGAGGATCTGCGATGCATTGGCCGCCGGCGCTCGGCGACTGGCCGCCAGTGACGGTTCCGGCCGGGCCATCCATTTTGCAGACGCGATAAACGTTGTTGTGGCGGACACCGGCGGGCCGAGGGTCAGCAACGCTGAATGTCCCTTGCCCGGGCGACTTCACGCCGATAACCGCGCCGCTGGTTTCGTCCCAGTGCCGGACGCCGTATTGCTGGTATTGCAGGGCACCGGCCCTGGCACGGGGGTCTGCCACCGAGAAGGCGCCGTTGGTGGGGCGGCTACTGCCGGCCACAACGCCCATAGAGTCGTCCCACTTGTTGACTCCCAGATATCCGCCGAACGCCTCTGGCACGATCACGAGGTCGCGCAGGTAGCCGTTCTCGACCGCCAGGTCATTCAGGCTGCGCCAGTCCTTGCCGGCCTTGACCAGGGCGAGACGAACCCAGGTTTTCCACTGCAAGGCTGGCACGCGATGCATCGGCCCGGCGGCCTCGATATCGCCGGCCATGGGCATGCGGCCGAGGATCGAGCCTACTGACTTGAGCGTCTTTTTCTCCGGCTCGTACAGGAACGGCGGCACCTTCTCGATGTGGCGGGCCACCAGCAGGAAGCGTTTGCGGCTCTGCGCCAGGCCGCCGATGACACCGCAGTCGTGGGTGGTTTCTGCAACTGCATAGCCGTAGTGGCTCAGCAGCTTGTTGATCTGGTCCAGCAGGTGCCGGCCGCGGGTAGCGAGCCGGGGAACGTTTTCGAAGACGATCAGCGGCACCGGATCATCTGGCCAGGCCTCGCCCATAAGCCAGATGCAACGCAGCGTCAGCTCGTTCAGGGCCTGGTATTTCGGCGTGAGGCTCATTTTCTCGGACAGCAGACCCGAGGCGCCCTTGCATGGGCTGGAAATGAAGATCGCGTCGGGGCGCTGGTTGCCGGCGGCGTGCCGAATATCTTCCGCCGTTGCCTCGCGCCACCCTGGTGGTGGTTCTTTCCCGTGGAATCGAACGTATTGATCGCGGGTGAACAGATCTAGCTGGGTGCCCGGGACGCCGGCGAGGCGTTCGAAGTCGCGCAGGCCCACCGGGTCAACATCGACGCCCCCGATACATTGCCAGGTGCCCAGCATGTTGCCGACTACGGACCTGGCCCGGTTGAAACCCTTGGCGCCGCCGCCGAGGCCGCAGCAGAAATGGAAGTGTTTGAATGTGCGTTTGTGCATCTGCATGGTGCTTCTCCTTTGGGGCGGTCGGGGAGTTGCAGCTCCCCATTGATTCGCCCGTTTCCCAGTTCAGCGCGCGTAACGACGCGGCCTGTTTTGCTTGGCGGCGGCCTGGTTGGCCATGAATTCAGCCCACTCGTCGGTCTTGCGCTGTTGCCGTGTGCGGCTACAGGCCTGGTGCTTCCGTGTGGATCGGGCCTTACCGCAGATATCGCAACGGCTCGGCAGGTCCAGGCGTTTGCTGGCCATCGGTGGACGGATGCGTTCGGTGGTGGCTGGTTCAGGCATGGGCTACCTCCTTCCACAACTCGTTGCGGCGTGAGCGGGCCGTCTGGTATTCGCTGGCCAGGATCTCGGTCGCCCCCTCAATCCAGCCACTGCTTGGTTTTCCGGCTGCGATTGCGGTGTCGTGCTCTGCTCTGTCGATCGGGAAACCCAAATGGAAATAGGCCACTCCATCCAGCTCGAACTTGACACCACCACCGAACATCAGGTTGCCGGTGTTCACACCGAGCTGGTCCCAGTAATGGTGGGTGTCCAGGTCTGGGGGGCAGTTTTCCTTCCAGAGAGCAAGCAGGCGCTCATGCTCTTTACTGATGTCGGCGCGTACCTCTTTCGAGAGTCCTTTCCCTGGTTTGGCAGAGTTCCGCAACGTGCGATAGCCATACTCATCAGGCCGACGCCAGTGGGTATCCAGATCGGGGCCTTTGCTGAGTTTCACCCCACCTGCATAGAGGCTGGTGATGCTCCGCATTCTCGCGACGTCACCACCAAACAGCTTGCCCAGGGCTACGAGACCGGCATCTAGGGCGTCTCTCTGCGCATAAAACTCGCGCACGATAGCGACAACTGCCGGGGCCGAAGACCTGTAGAAGTAGTCGGACATGATCAGCTCCACCCTGTCAGGGCGCGGGTCAGCGCATTGGGTTGACCTTCTGGGGTGAGCTTGGACAGCGGGAGTGTGATCCGGCGTCCATTGGCGGCGCGAACGACGGCGACCTGCCCGTCGATCTCGACGATAGCGCCCTTACGAGCGCTGAAGCTGTAGCCGTGACCCTCGGCCTTGATGACGACGTAACTGACTTGGTCACCGACTTTGAATGGGTTCGTGGTAGCCTCTTGGGTGCCGCCTTGGGGTTGATTCACTTGCATGGTGCTTCTCCTTTGGGGTGGTCGGTGTCGAGGGGTTGCAGCCCCTCGGCACCACTTCTTTTGCCGGCCGTGTCGGTGTCAGTACTGCCTTGCTGCCCAGTCTTTTTTCAGTTGCGACCAGATGGCGTCGCCGTTCTCGACATATTCATGCACCTCCATTTCCGGGCGCCGATCCATGTTCAGTAGGGCGATACAGTCGTTGAACAAGGAGGTGTCCAAGGCACGCAGATCGGTGAGCGGAAAAGGGAATGCGTTGCCGTTGTAGAGGCCGAGAAGGAACCCGCCGACGATGCGGCTTTGTCCGGTGCTACGCTGGGCGACTGGCAACAGTCGCTGCAGGGCTGCTATGCCAGCAGCGCGGATGGCTGGGCGCTCACGTTCTTCGGCTGCGAGCAGGGCTGCTATCTGGCTGATATCGCTGTTGCTGTGTGGTTGTGATTGCATGGTGCTTCTCCTTCGGGTGATAGGCGTTGCAGCGCCCGGCTAGGAATGTCAGTACGGAATGGTGTCGAGAAAAGCGATGTGGTTAATCACCTCCCGTGCCTCAAGGCGGAGTTCCTCTGATATCGAAAGAAGTGTGCAAAGCAGGTCAAGCAGGGCGAGCATTTGCGCGCAATTGAGGGCTGTACGCTGGTTCAGGCTCTCCCCGTACTTACGGGTTAGCTGGCCTTGGTAGCCTGGTACGAGAGTGTCGAGGTTGCTGGATATCCACTCTTCGGACTGAATAACCTTCATGCCGAATGCAATGGCCTTGTTTTCGTCGAGGTCGTTTAACGAGTCGGGTCGGATTCTGGTTGTATGCGGGTTATCGCCCGAGAAGTTGATGAACACCATTCGGCTGGTGACGGCATCACTGCACTGCAGTGGATGATTTGCGGTAATCGTCACAGCACCTTTGAAGGTATGGGCCTGGGCCAGGCCATCCCCTGACTTGAAGTAGACACCGCCCCGGTCGAAGAGGGGCTTCAATTCGTCCCAATCGATCAGTTGATCCGATGCGTCTTCGTGCTCGTAGATGACCACCCGGCTCCCGGCGCCGACAGCGGCTCGCGCTCGTGCAGCTGGGGTTGTGGAGGCCAGTGAATAAGCATAGGGAACTTGGCCGGTCAGCTTCAGCAGGTAGTTGAGGAGGAGACTTTTACCGACTCCGGCGTCGCCAATGATCTGAAGAAACGGAAAGCTGTTTTGGTCTTTGCGGATGCGATCAGCGTGTACTGCCCCCATCCACCACGCCATGGCGACTACACCCCGAGGCCCGAAGTAAGCCACGAAGTCGTTAAAGCGGATGATGGTTTTCAGTTCGTTTTGCATGGTGCTTCTCCTTTGCGGGTTGCCCAGGCGTTGCAGCGCCTGGGCGTTGGGGTTAGCGGACGAGGGACAGCAGCAGGTCTGGAACGAGGCTGGCCACCGCGATCAGCGCGACCAGCGCCGCGGCGCTGCAGGTCAGAGTGATCGCGTTATCAGTCAGGCTTGGTTCGTCGTCTTGCATGTCGTTTTTCTGCATGGTGCTTCTCCTTTGGGGTGGTATCGCCGGTTGCAGCCGGTGATTTCACGCTTTGAAAATCCAGCACTTCACCGTCATGCAACGGTTGAACAGCTGGTTTCGGGCGGCCTGGCCAGCACGTACAGCGCTGTCCACGGCCTTGTATTCGATGAACTTGTGGCTACGGGACTCCTTCAACAGGTCGCGCAGGGTCCCCACGTCTGCGAGCTTCTGTCGGTGCTCAGCGGCGCGTTCGGCGAATTCGTTGAGGTTGATAGCGATCAGCTGCGGGTTCTTGCTGTGGTTGACCAGGGGCTCTTCGTTGAGGCTTTCGAGGTACTCGTAGACCTGCCAGAACTCGGCGACGTCCTGGTGGTCGGCGTTGATCGCAGCCTGACGTTCCAAGGCCATGCGAATGACGGTGCGTTGGGTTTCGCCGAGCTGTTCTGGTTGCAGGGTGATGATCTGGTTGAGGCAATCCACCATGGCCAGCAGTTGGGCGTGGTTCTTGATGATCCGCTCGACCCGGATGACGCCCCGGACGTTGTTGCCACAGTGTTTACAGTTGCCGGCGTCATCGCCGAAGGGCTTGCTGCACTTGGCGCAGTGGCTGTTCAGCTGGCGAAGGCGCGCTTCATGTTCTGGCACGCGCTGGCCGAACAACTGCATTAGCGCCGCTTCTTGCTTCACTGCCATCAGCAGGAAGTAGGAAAGGGTGCTGCCGTCCAGGGCGTTCAAGTTGTCAGCGGCCGCACGGCTCTCCGAGGTGACCTGGGGGCGGACGAAATGCAGTTTGCAGATCCGCGTCATGATCGCTTCATGAGCCACGACCGCGGCGTTTTGTGCAATGACAATGGTGCCGCGGAACGGCGGCTCGTAGGTTTCGTTGCCGCTGGTTTTCATACCGCGGGTGCGCAAGGTGCCGCCGCCGTAGAAGTCTTTCAGCTCATCCCAGTCGAAGCCCTTGGCATGGGCCTTGTCCGGGCCGTTGCGGTCGCCCTCGATCAGTACCACAGGCATTCCGGCCACCTGGCCCATCAGGCGGGACCGGCCCGCCGTGGACGATTTCGAAGGGTCGAAACCCTCATAGCCGGCACGGCCCAGCAGTTTCCACAGGAAAGTCAGCAGTGTGGTTTTACCGGCGCCGGCTTCACCGGTCAGCTCCAGGAATGGAAACGACTGATACAGGTGCCGAATCTGCTCGGCAAACAGCGAGCAGGCGAAGAACGCCAGGGCCACGATCCCCTGGGCGCCAAAGGTGATCCACAGCAGGGGCAGCCAGTTGCTGTTGTACTTCGCCGAGTCGCGTTGAATCTCGATGCGGATGGATTTCTGCAGGGTCTTCAGCCGGAGCTTTCCGAACTCGAAAAAGTCCTCCTTGTTGACCTCGCTGACGATCCCGTTGCGGATCGCGATATCGCCGAACACGTAGGCGCCGTGTTCCTTGCTGAAGCCCACATAGTCGATGGTCTCTACGGTCTTCAGGCCGTAGAGCTGTTCCTTCATGATCTTGTCGAGCTGCTGGCCGCTGCCGGTAAACACTGCGCCGGCGGCCATGCTGAGCAGGCGTTTCTTGAACTCACTGGCAGCAGCAACCTGGCCGCCGGTGAAGGTGTTCTTGACGCTGCCCCCGTCGTGCGGGAAATCCACACGGAAGTAGTACCAGGACTCGTCCGTCACTTCGTTGCGTTGGAAGTACAGGGCCTGCGGGTAGCAGTTGGCGATTTCAACCACGCCACCGCACTGACGCAGGGCCTTGTCTCGACGCTGTTTGTCGTTGAGCAACTGGTCTTCGTGGCGCTCGGAAGACTCCAGCGCCTGCATGGCTTTATTGAATTTCTCCAGATCCATTTTGAACCAGTAGAGCCGGCTCTCGAACCCGAAGTGAAACTCGTAGCGCTCACGCCATTCGTACATCAACACGCCTTTTTCGGTAGCGCTTTCAGCGATCAGCAAGGCGCCGTAATGGCGAGCAGACTGAAGGTCCTTGTCGATCTGCTCTGCGCGTTGCTCCGCATCGTCGATGAACTGCCAGCGCTGATGTAGGTCGTTCCAGTCAACCTTGCGACTGTCTGGCTGCGGGATCTGTGCCGCTTCACATTCGTAGCCGAGCGCGCGGGCCTGGCGTACCCAGCGCTTGGTGTACTTGTGCGCGCCGGGTTCGTTATCCAACGCCCAAACCAGTTTGGGCAACTTGCCGCCGCGCAGTCGCGCCAGCTCTTTCAACGACTCTTCAGGGAAGGCGCCGGATGACATCGCCGACACTGCCGCAATTCCGTTGTGCACCAGGGCGATGGCGTCGAAGATGCCCTCGACAATCCACAGTTCTTTGACGTCCAGCAGATCCACGCAGGGCGGGCACCACCAGAAACCACGCGGACTATCGCCGGGTTTGAACCGTGCTTTCATCTTGCCGAAACGGTGCGGCCGATCGATCAGCCGTTCCCAGTAACCACCCTTTTCCAGAGCGAAACGCACCGTCGCACTGCCGGCGTTCAACTTTTCGGAGAAGAACGAATCCTGCGTAAACCAGCCCTGAATCAGGTCGAGGCGAAAGCCGCGGGCAAATTCCAGATAGGCACGCGCTGTAGCGTTGGGGTGTTGTTCGGTGGCTGGAGCCCGCTTGCTCCAGTCGTTGAACAGGTCTTCGTAGATCTCTTTGACGTGCCAGGTGTGACCGCACTTGCCGCGACCGCAACGGATCACCCAGGGGGCATCATGGAAGGCATACAGCTCTTTCTTCTTGCATGACGGGCAAACCCCCTCGCGCATGTATTTGCCGGCCTTGTGCTTGAGGCCGTAGTCGATCTGAAGGCGTTTCAGAATGTCGGCGCGTAACTCATGTTCCATATTCATCGGGGCTTACTTCACTTCGCCGAGACTGTGTTTAAGGGCGCCAATCAGGCGTTTCTGCGCGGCCATCACAGGGAAGGCCGAAAGCAATGAGCCGTGCCGCAAGCCCTCGGGGATCATGCGAAAACGGTCGTCATACCAGTGCTCGTTGAACTGCGCGCTGTAGTCCGCACGCAGTGCTTGGAGCAGGGCCTCGGCCTGTTCGCGGGGCAGTTTTGTGGTGATGGCGACGTCGATTTCCATGGTCCACCTCGGATTGCGGGCAAAGCTCACCCAAACCCACGGTGTACGGGGCAGGGCGGGTATTTAAGTGGGGGTTACTGTGGGTGGTGCTTGTGCGCTGAATCGCTCAAGGCGGTCAGCAGCAGTTGGTAAGGCCGCGTCGATGGGCCGTCACCGGGGTGAAGGGGTGACCAACTGAGGCCGGAGGCCAGGTCTACACCGATCCACTTGATCTGCTTGCTGGCCTGCAGGTCAGCCCAGGCGTTGTGCACCAGTCGTTCAGCCATGAACACCGGGACTTCTAGCGCGGTGGTCAAATGCCTGACGCAGTTGTCGTAGAGCAGATCGGAGTCCGCCACCAGAAACTGCGCTTCGTGCCTGTGCAGGTAGGCCAACGCCGCCCGCTGCATGCTGCTGCGATAGTCATGGGCCAGCTGTTCGTGGTTCATCGCGCGCACTCCATATCCAATTGGTCGAGCAGGTCGGGTTGATCGTCAGCGGATTTCATCGCCTGGCGGCGCAGAACCACGTCTGCCACTGGCAGACGTACAGCGGGGTTTGGCATGCCGCTGGGGCTTAGTTCGTGGGTCATTTGAAACTCAGCACGTACCGCCCAACCGCAGGCTTCGTTGGTGCACTGCATGTAGGTAATCCGCAGAAAAATGTGCTGCCCTTCACTCGTCCGGATCCGCATGCGGTTTTGGCAATGAGGGCAAACCAGCTTGTAGGTACTCATCAGTTATTACCCTTGGCCGGCTTCTGTTCTTGACGACCTGCCCGTGTTTTACGGTGCAGGGTGAGCACTGCGCCTACCTCTGCGTGGCAAGCAGCAACATGTTCGCGGTGGGCAGCGATGATTTCTGCAATCTCGCTCTCATCGATCTCGCCGTTTTCCAACGCATTGGCGATCAACTGATTGAGCTGGCCGTCTTTCACGTCAGCGTTCAGCGCCAGGCTGTAGAGGTCCAGGTTGTCGATCGACTCGGCGTCGGGCATGGGAACGAAAACGCCGCCGTACATGCCGCAGATGTAGTCGGGGAGGAAGGTGGTGCCGATGACCTGTTCCAGCATATAGAGCTGGTTGTCTGCCAGTGGGCGGTGCCCAGTGCTTTCATAGGCCTGGTTGTCGAACTTCTTCAGCTCCAGTCCGAGCAGGGCGGCGCAGCCATCGCGACCACCAGGGTAGGTATTGATCAGCGCGCTGATCACCTTGCGGCGGCTGTCGAGAAGAACGCGCTTGGCCTTCTCGTTTTTCCCAGATAAGTGACGCATTACTGTGTCACCACGCCGTCTTTGATACCGAGCAACACGGCCGCTCGGTGGGCTTCCCCTCTGCGCCCTTTCTTGCGGCCGTTGAGCAGGTCACTGACCAAATTTTTGTTCAAGCCGTGTTGGCGGCTGAATTCGGCAATGCTTTTACCCTCGCGCTCAAGAAGCGCGCGGGCTTGCTCGGGGGTCTGTAGGGCATGCATAGTGTTCGTCCGTGTTTAATCGTGTTTGACGAAAAGGATTCTTGGGCAGATTTCTGTTCAAGTCAACTTATATTGATCAAAAAAATGCTCATTGCTTCAGGGGTAGGGGAACGGCTGAGGGAGGAACGCGAGCGTCTGGCCATGAACCAGACCGACTTTGGTGTCTCCGCCGGCGTAAGCCGAGGCACCCAAAAGGCTTATGAACTGGAGACCAGTTCCCCCGATATCCGTTATCTCTCCGGCTTACAGGAGCTGGGGGTAGACGTGCATTACGTCCTGACTGGGTCGCGCGTCGATACGGACTTCAGCAAACTGAATGATGTCGAAACCGTCGTTGTTGGCCACATGAGAGAAATGTCTGACTCAGACCGCGCAACACTCGCTCACTTGGCTTTCGCCATGGCAAAGGTGTCGGTTCAGGACCCTAAATGAATCAATTCCAGGGAGGAAAGAATGCGTTCTTATTTGATGTTCTCCGCGGTGCTGGCTCTCGCTGGCTGCGGTGGGGAAGAGGCGGAAACAGTAAGTCAGGCCGAGTACGGCGCGAAGTGGCCGTTTACCGTCGAGAAGGTCGAGCTCGTTTGCCAGGACGGCCCACCTTCAGCATTGGTAAAAACGGAAGATGGCAAGTTGTACGCGCTGAATGGCAGCGCGCGGTCCAGGGCCTCACAGAATGGCTGGCTCGATGGGCAGTCGATCACCAAGCCAGATCCATCGATGCCTGGCACCACAATGGACTACAGCGAGATATCCGTGCGAGCCATGAAACTCTGCCCTTCCTACGCTGGATAGAGCCGCCAGTGGTTGTTCCATTGGCCGAAGGTTGCTGCTCCCGATCTGTCCAGAAGGTCCCTAGATGCATGAGCGCATGCATACAATGGACCAAGGGAGTAGTAGCAGTATGTTGGATCAACGCGACCAAAAGGGATATCAGCAGGAGTCTTTCGACGGTGTGCTCAGCGTAAAGGAGCAGATGCTCCTGGCGCTGTTTCGGCGTCTTTCAGTAGCGAACCAGGAGCGCGTTCTTCGATGTGCCGAGGTGTTATCCCAAGTCCCAGATGAGTAGCGAAACCCCCGGCAATGCCCGGGGGTTTTTATACCGTCTTTGAGGCTTGCATCCTCTTCCACTCACGATCGACAGCGCGCTTGGCTGTACGCTCGCTGGCATACAACCACTTCAGCCGCCGCGGCTTACTCTGGTCCCCGGCCGTCACAGTCTTCTCCTTGCCGGTTTTCTTATCGCGATAGTACGCAATGATCCCCGTGTAATCTCCGCGGTTTTCCTCCGCCAGGCCTTCGACGGTGTCCTCAGGCAGCTTGCTTTCCAGCTCCAGGCTTACGGTGTAGCCGTTGTCCGCGCTGAGGTTGTGCTGCACGTTGCCGCCATACCAGATGATTTCGTCGATTTCAGCTTTCACGCCTTGTAGTGTGTAGGTCAGTTCGGGAATCAGGTCCGGCCGGCCCACGGCCAGTGTGTAACTGAGCGTCGCGCTACCTCTCTGCAGGCGATTGAACTCCGACCGGGCGGCGCGCAGTGCGGACTGGCGATCACTGTAGGTGTGGCGCAGATCCTTGAGGTTCTCGCCGCCGCCGGCAATGGCCTCCTGTTTCTTGGCGCTGTTCACGTCGTAGAAGTAGGCGCGCACACCGTCATAGCTGTCGCGGTCGGCTTGCAGGTAGCGGTGCTGGTCGCCGTCAGTACGGGTCAGGGTGATGTGCGGCAGGGCCAGGCCGCTGGCCGTCTTCCCCCCGCCCGCGGGCAGACATAGCAGGCAACCGGCCTTGACGGTCACGACGGCATCGAATTCTTCCCCAACGCGACTGATGAGATTTGCGTCGGACTCGTTGGCCTGATCCAGCTGCAGGATCGGGAGGCCGCCCAGGGCGCTGGCAATGGTTGCCTTCAGCCCGTTGCCCGTCGCGATGTCACCCAGAACCTCGCCCAATGTGGTGTTGCTCCAGCTGCGCTCGCGCTTGGTCTTCAGACCCTTGCGCAGATCGGCCGACCGTGCACGGATGCTCAGCACGTCGGGAGCGCCGGTATGCTCTGCCTCGTCGACGGTGTAGGTACCTTTATCGACCAGGCCGGTGTCACTCCAACCCAGCCACAACCGGATAACGGCGCCCTTGCGTGGGATGGCCAGCATCCCGTCATGGTCGCTCAGGGTAATACTGAGTTGGTCTGCCTCGATCCCGCGATTGTCCGTCAGTAGAAGGCTCATCAGCCGCGGGCTGATCAGTTGGGCGATATCGTTGCCATCGACGGACAGTCGGAACGCTGGCACAGGGTAGGAGGCATCACGGCGGTACCGTTCGGCGGTGTCCTCGACAAACCCAGTCACCTGGGCAAGTGCTGCATCGATCACAACAACATCCTCATGATATTGACGCCCGTACTGGTGGCAGCCCCGAGCAAATCGATCCGGTCATCATCGATGCGCTTGAGGTTGATCGTGAACTCAAGACGCCTCGGGGTACCGTCCCGAAAAAAAATGGTCTTTGTTTCGCTCAGACTCTCGATGACCCACAGGCCGTAGATGCGGCCGCTGCCCTCAACCATGGGCCAGGCTTTGCCGGTGTTCGCCATCAGGCGCAGGGTGTCGAGGCTCAGCACGCTGCCGGCAAGCTCAGGCAGGATGATGCCGGGCAGGGTGATCGAGTCGTCACCGCGGCCCAGGAACTGTCGCGCCGGAGCTGCGCCGATACGATTGTTACTGGCGTGGCGCCATTCAGTCTGGCGCTGAAATTCCTGGTAAGCCGCGGTGGAAAGGCTGAAGACGAACATGCCCAGGGCCATCATCATGGCGATTTACTCCAGGTCCGAAAGTTTGCTGCGCCTGCTGGCGCCTTTTTCGCTTTCAATGCGGGCCAGCTCGGCGCGCACCGCTCGACCGATAGCCATTGGGTCCATCCCAGGGGTCGCGTGAATATTGATCTCGTAGGTGTCATGACTGTCATAGGTGGCTGAACTGGTCGGGCTTATGGGGGGCCGTTCATCGATCGTCAGCGAGGGCAGGGCGACCGAGCCCACCGCCAGCACACCGGCGGCCAGTTGCTTGCCGAGGTCCAGAATCATGGACATTGGCCCGTGTTCGTTGGGCTTCGCTGCAGGCGCCAGTGGAGCGGGCAGGGCAGGAGTCTGCAGAGTCATGGCACCGGCCGCGGTGAGCTGCTGAGTGATCCTTTGCATGGCGTTGAGCGAGCCTTTTTCGCCGCCTTCAAGGCCCTGGGTAAGGCCCGCCATAGTGAATCCACCGAGCTCGGCGAAAACCCGCGACGGGCTATGGATGCCGAGTTTCTCCTTGAACCAGCCAATTGTTGAGTCGCCGATCGAGGTAATGGCCCCTTTGATCTGACCCATGCCGGCGGTCAAGCCATTGACCAGACCATTGACGATCATGTTGCCGAACTCGGTAAAACGATTGGGTAGGTCGACGCCCAAATAACTCATGACCTTAGAAAAGGCCTGGTAGATCAGCCCTATGGGACTGAAGTTGGCCAGGACCGTTAGAATTCCGCCAACTCCGCCGTTGAAACCTGCTTTTATCTCAGCCCAGGCATTAGCAAAATATGCCTTCACCTTGTCCCAGTTCTTGTATATCAGGTAGGCCCCCAGGGCCAAGGCAGCGACAACCGCAGCGACGACCAAGACAATAGGGTTACTGGCGAGCCCCCACATCGCAATGCTCACGGTTCGCAGGGCGGTGATGAGGGGACCACCAAGTGCCTTGGCCAGCGTTCGAACACCACCCGTTATAAGGCTGAACGCGCCGCCGCCCTTGATGCCAAACAGGACCATGGCGTAGCGGATCATGGCGAAAGGGCCCAGGATACTGGCCAGGCCGATGCTCAGGCCGCCCATGAGGGCCGTCAGTACCGCGAGACCGGCGACGGTCTTGGCAATCTGGCGTGCCAGTTCAGGGTTTTCCTTGACCCAGGCACCGATCCTGTTAGCCACCTCGCCCAAGCTCTTGATCAGTTCTTTCAGCTCTGGCGCCATCACCGCGCCGACCTCGGCCATGGCATTGGTCCAGCTGCCTTGGGCCGCCTCCAACACGTTGGCCAACGTAGACAGTTGCACGTTGACCCGGGTTCGAAGATCGGCCTGAGCCTGCATCTTGCCCTCGACCTCGCGGTATCCGGCGATACCCTTGGCCATCATGGTGTTCAGCGTTGTGAGCGTCTCGCTGTCGTCGCCGAACATATTTTTGATCAGGTCGAGCCGAACCTCTGTGTTCAGACCCTTGAGCTTTTCAAGCTGCGCATACATCTTCTCGATGCCACCAAATTCCCCCTTGCCATCGGTGAAGTCCAGCTTGAGCGAGATTCCGCGCTCGGCTTTCAGGTCGGACATAGCCCTCTGGATTTTCCCATTGGCCATCGCGCCCTGGAAAATCTTGCGGTAGGCGTTGCCGGCGGCACCACCTTCCATACCGGCCTGGTCCATCATCACCAGGAGAGGGGTGAGGACCTTGGATGCTTCCAGACCTTGCTTCTTGATGATGTCCATCACCGGCGAAATCTTGCTGAAGCCCTGCAGCATGTTGTTGCTGTCCACACCCAGGTAATAGGTGCGCTGGATGGTGTCCATCAGCGACATCATGTCTTTTTCAGCTGTCCGGGTAGCGTCCTGCATCTTGGCCGCGAACTCGGCCGCGGCGGTCACCGGCATTTGCAACTGCACGCCGAGATAGGCCGCCGCTTCGCCGGTACCGCCGAGAATGTTTGCCGCGGTCAGGCCCTGCCGCCGCAACATGGTCATCATTTCCTGAAAGTCTGCGGTTGTCCCTGGCAAGCGGTCGCCCAGCTGGGTGGCAAGGGTACTCATCTTTTCGAATTCGGCAGATACCGAGCCGTCAGGCGCCATCATCGAGACTTTCAACTGTGTCGCCGCATTTTCCGCCGGCGCGAACGCATCCACGGCCGCTTTCAAGGGGCGGCTGAGGGCATAGCCGGTACCGAGGCCGGCGGCGCCGCTGGTGGCCATGTTGCCGGCAACGCCCTGGGTCCTCTCCAGCTTGTTGCGTTCGGCAGCCAGGCGTCTCTGTTGTGCATTCAGGGCTTGCAGGCGCCTGCCTTGCTCACTGATTTTTGCATTGGTCGAACTGATCTGCTCGCGCAGCTGGCGTTCATGCTCGCCGAGATTCTTGGTACTGATCCCGGCGCTGTACAGCTTCGAGCGCAGGCCCTGGAGTTTTTCACCTTGTGCCTGGTGTTCCTGCTTCAGCCGCTGAGCTTCGCGCACGGCCGTGCGGAAGTCTTTGGCCATGGCCTTGGTCGGCGCGCCGGAGGCGCTGATCTGTTGGCTAAGTTGGCGGACCCTGTCGCGGGCTGCGCCGAGGGCCTGATCGGTTTGCTCAGCGGCAGCGCGCTGGGTTCGCCAGGCGCTGATGTCACTCTGTTGGGCGTTGAGGGTCTTGAGGTTGTCGCGGGCTTCCTTAAGGGCGCGGGCTGCTCCGATGCTGCTCTTGTCGATCGATCTCAGGGGGCCGGTAGCCTTGTCGATGGCATTCAGCAATACCTGAAGTTTCAGATCATTCATCGGTGGAGCTCCGCACCCTGGCGCGTTCGCGCCATTCCATCAGTTCCTGCAGGCCCAGCTGATCCATGTCAGCCGGTGCCCAGTGAAATACGACGGCCAGGTCGGCCATCGCGTCCTCTACACAACGAGGGACGCTTCCGTCTTCACCGACTTCTGCAACAAAAAACCGGCGATCTTGCTGCCGCAGGCGAACAGGTCGGCCGGGTCCAGGCCGGCCGCTTCCGGCGCGGTGATGCTTGGGCTACTGATGCGGGGCAGTACCTTGATCAGGGTGGCGACGTCCAGGTTCAGCAGCTCGGCCAGGTGCACGCCGCGCAGTTCGCCGGACTGCGGTTTGCGCAGTGTGAGGGTGTCGATGGTGCTGTTGCCGCGTTTGATTGGCGTATCGAGGTTGACGGTATTGTCATCGACTTCCGGCAGCGCTTCGGTGGTGTCTACGTTCTTCATGGGATGCTCCAGATTGCAGGGTTAAAGGCCCTCGGAGGAGGGCAGCGAGGAAAAGGAATTAGAGGCCGATGGCGGTGCGGTGCTTTTCCAGCAGGTCCACCCCGTTGACGTTCTCGATGAAGTTGAGCAGGTCGATTTCGATGATGACCTCGTTGTCGACGGTCAACTTGTAGTAGCTGCAGGTGGTGGTGATGCTGTGCTCGGTGTCTTCACCGGGTGTGGCTTCGCCCATCTCGATGGTTTCGTGACGCCCACGGACAACGATCTCCACTGCGCTGATATCGCCGGTGTCGTCTTGCTGGAACGAGCCGGAGAAGCGCAGAGGCACGGCCGACGCGTTCACGGCGCCGAACTGACGCAGAGAGATCAGGTCCAGGCCGCCGGTCTTCCATTCGAACTGGATGCCATCGTCGGACATGCCCAGATCAGCTTTGACAGGACCAGACATACCGCCGCCGCGGTAAGCCTCCATCTTGCGAGCGAGGGCGGGCAAGGTGCAGGACTTGGCCACGCCGGTGTAGACGTTGCCGTCGTTGAACAGGTTGAGGTGTTTGAGCTTGCGGGGCAGGGCCATGGTGGCGTTCTCCGGAGTTCGGGCGCAGGTTCAGCTCCCCGTCGGGGGAGCCCTGGTCAGCTGTTGATCTTGCTGGCGAAGTCCATCAGGTAGCGGTCGGTGATGCGCTGCCGCAACGTGAGGTCTTCCAGTGGTGGGACCGGCGTGTAGTCGTAGTCGATGTACAGTTGTCCGGCCTTGAGGGTGTCCTTGTCGTTGATGTCTTCCGGGTACCAGCAACTGCCGCCGATCAGGTAGCCCTGCGACTTCCAGTTGCGCATTTTGGCGTTTACACCCTCGATCAGATCGCGCACCAGCGACGGATTCATGGGGAGGTCCACCGCCCACATGTGAGCCTCGGCGAGGGTGTCGGCGATGATCTGCGCCGTCCGAGTGTAGTTTTCGAAGAGGAACAACGGATCGTCGCTGCAGGTATGGCTGCCCCAGAAACGGAAGCCGTTCGAGTTGATCAGGGTGGTGACGTCGTTGCTGTTGAGGTAGTTGGCATCCGACGCAGTGTTCTGCAGATCCCAGAACACGTCGGCGCTGATGCCTGTCACGCCGCTGACCGCGACGTTGGACAAGGTTTTGTGCCAGCCCACTTCCTGGTCGATCTTGGCCCGTAGCCCGAGTGCTCGCGCAGTAGCCGAGGCGGTGACGGTCTGGTTGGTCGTGGTGTTCCAGTTCAGGAAGTCCGGCCAGATCACCATCAGTTCCCGGGAGCCAAAGTTCTCGCGGTAGGCGACCACTTCTTCCTTGGTTTTGCAGTTCCAGGCGTTGACGTATGCGAACGCGCGAAGATCCTTGGCGATCGACGCCAACGCGGTGGCCACTGGCAGGCTGTCGAGGCCTGGGACGCCGAGAATGCGCGGAGTCATGCCGACCTTTGCCTTGGCGGCGAGCAGGGCTTTCATGCCGGTGTACTTGCCTTCGGCAGTGGTGGTACCGATCAAGGCGCTGGTGGTCGCGGCTTCATCAGCCCCCTGCTTGACCCGTACCACAATGACGTAGGGCTTGGTCTGGTCGGCAATCGCTTCAAGCGAGGCTCGCAGAGTGCCAGTGGTGCCGGCTTTGCCAATGGCGGTGCGGACATTGGATAACAGGACAGGGGTATCCAATGGGAAGACGGTGGCGTCAGCGTCTTCGGCAGTGCAAACCATGCCGATGACCGCTGTGGGGATGGTGCGAATGGGGCGGGTGCCGTCGTTGAGTTCGAGGACCCGCACGCCGTGAAGAAAGTCGGCCATGGGTTTTGCCTGCGCAGTGGTTGAGATGACAGTGCACAGGCTGCCGCGCGCGCGCTGGATCGGCGAGCGCTTGGGGTTGTAGGGAGCGGAGCTACAGGACGCGGAAACAAAAAACGCCCCGAAGGGCGTTATTGGATTTGTTCGGCCAGCCAAGGGGGAGCCACCGGACGATGCTCGGCCAGGGGGAACTCGCCATTTTCGGGCCAATCGCGCAGGGCGCGGCGGTAGGCTTGTAATTCGGTGTATTGCTCGGGAGTCAATGTAGTTGAGGCACCATCTTCCAGCTCATCGCGGTGACGCGTCACCACGCCGTCAGTTGTAGAGAGTTGACGGAAACGCCAATACCGCTCGACCTCTGCGAGCTGTTCAGGCGACTGCGGCGGTGAGTCGATCAGACCCGGACGACCATCCGGCAGAATCCCGACATACTTACCGTGGCCCTGGGCAGATAGCAGCACATCACGCTCTTTAGCACTGAACTCAATCACGTCATTAGGAATGAACTCACACACCTGATCATCATAAAAGAACCCAGTAGACGGACTAAAAAAGACAGTCATGCTTTACCCCTCGCTCGCCAGAAAAATGAAGCAACCGCGCCGTGCAAGTTGCGCACTGTGATACTTCCCAAAGTGCTAGCTCTTGCCTGAAGTGTCGGAGAGCTTCCTACAGCCTGACCAGTTGAAAAGTCAGCAAACGTTACCTGGATATTGTTTGGAACTGCTGACAGAGCGACAGGCAAAGTAATAACAGTGTCAGAGCCCGACTGGGCCCCAACATAGAGCCCCCATTGCTCGATATCTCCGCTTGGCAATTTCTGATAGCCAAGAGTACCCAGAGACGAACCAAACAGAGGTGAGGTCCGCAAACACTCAAGACTCGCGTGAGCGCGCCACACGTTGTTTTCTGCGATCAACAAAATGTCTGAGCCGGCAGACATGGCATACGGAACAGCAACAGAAAGATTATTCAACGCGAGAATGTCACCTGCCTGCACACCTATGCCTATCGTTGTCCCCACCCCGCTTGTTGTCGTAACCAGAATTGACGCGCCCTTGGGCAAAAGGCTGGCCTTGGGCAGCGTGATAGTGCCAGCCCCTGATTTTTCAATCCTCGCCCCGATATGTTCAGCGGTCAGCGTTATAGAGCCATCACTGAAAGAAAAGCTGGATGAAAAACTGCCTAGTGCCCGCTGCACAAACTCTGCCGTCGCAAGCCCCCTCGAATTATCGAACTGCGGAGGAGTGGTTCCCTTTGGGGTGATCAGATCGGGTGAGTTGATCGTTGCAAAGCCTTGCGTAATGTTCTGGAACGTCAGGGCGGTTGTGCCCAGGGCAATAGTGCCATCGGTAATCAGCTGCCAGCGCGTATCGGCCAATGTGGCGCCCTGTTCCACGGATACCAGCATTGCGGACGTGACCTCTGCGTTTGCATCCGCATCCGCTGTGCGAGCCCAGGCGCCGGCAGATGCGGCGTACAAGCCGTTGTCTTTTGCGGCAGTCTGGTTTTTCACGAGCACCCGATCACCCGCTACCAACGCGATGCCATCGACAGTTTGTAGACCGGACAACGCGATATTGGCAGTGGTCGCGGCGCGTACAGACTGCTTGCTGTCGAGCTTGTTGATTTCTTCCAAAACCTTGCCATCGACGTATGCCCTGGTCGCCAATACGACACTGGGGTCGATTTTCAGCTCAACGTTGGCTGTGTTGCTGACAATCAAGTTCATCCGGACGACTTGAGTTCGACCAGATCCCTGGATCAGCAGGGGCTTGAAGCTGGGGGCGCAGTTCGCCACCGCGACCAGGTCCCCAGCAGTGTCGTAGAGCCCGATTTCGCGTATCCACCAGCCGCCGACGTCTTCTGGGATGACTTGCTCGGCGACGATGATGTTGGCGTTATTGGGATCAACCTTCACCTGATTCAGGGGCGCGCGACGGCGTTCACGGATCAACTGTGTTTGCTGTTCGCTGGGGATCGGGTCGGTGTCGTTAGCATCACCGACCCCCATCTGAGCAAATGTCCACGGAGTGCCCAGGGCGTCTGCATTGGCCTGCTTGGCCTTGCCGACGGCAGTGAGAATGGCAAAAAACTGGCTGTTCTGGTCTGTCATGGGTAGATATCCATCGTGTCGATGTTGTGTTCACGACCACCCAGGCGGATGTATCCGCTGACCTCGATGTCGCGTTGCATTGGGGGATACACGTCAATTTCGTCGCCGTCGGTGATGCAGGCGCCGACATGGACCAGACCGGTGGTTTCAAGGCTGATGGCCAGGCCGGTCAGGTGGCGGGTCACAGGGCGGGCGTCGTCAATCAGCCACGTCAGTTCCTGGTACATCTCTTCGGTGATGCCGGTTTCCAGTACACCGACCTTGATGGCGAAGGTGCCGGGCACGCCCATGGGGAGGGTCTGCCACCATTCCAGCGTTTCGATCAGGTAACCCAACGGCTCTACGACTCGACGCAGGGCACCGATGGTGCCCTTGCGCGAGTGGATGTAATGGGATGAGCGAATGGCCCCGCGCTTCGCTGCCTCTGGCCAGCGGCTGTCCCAGCGGTCAACGGAGAAGGCCCAGGCCAGGTAAGGCAGCAGCTCCAGCGGGCAGATGTCGGGATTCCAGAGTTGACGTAGCGGGATCGGCACCCGCTGAATCTGTGCCAGCGCCAGGGCGGCTTGTCGCTCAAGCGGCGTGGAGTTGCTGGGCAACAGCGGCTGGGTACTCATCACTCGACCCCTCGGGTCAACTGAATGGTTGTGCAATAGGGGGCCTGGGCCTTGGTGGCGACGATATCGACCCAGCCCTCCAGCTCGACCTTGCGCATGCCTTCGACATGGAGCGCGGCATGCACGGCGGATTCCGATACTTCCATGCCCAGCCGGCGCCGTTGATTCACGAAAGCCCGTAGGCTTTGTTCGGCAGCCGCGAGAATGGGTTCCGACTCTGGTCCGCTCGACATTGGGAAGAGTTTTGCTTCGACCTGATAGCCGATGATCTGCGCGCCCTGGACGATCAGGCGATCAGCCACCGGGCGCCGGTCATCATCGCTGAGGTACTCACTGACGATATCCAGTAGGTCACCCGGAGCAGTACCGTCGCCGAGGATGCTTTGCACCGTGACCACTGCCACCGCGGGTGACGGGCTTTCAGCGGTGGCGTCAGCGACACGACCGTCTGCAGCCCGGGCGTGAAAGATATAGCTGTTGCGCGGGCCTGCTGTGCTCAGGCCTTCCCAGGCCATCTGTGCTCGTTCTCTGAGGCTGTCATCGCTTTCCATGATTCTGGCAAGCGGTGGCACAGCGTTCGGCTGAGCCTCCTGAACGACCAGGCGCTTGACGTTGAAGTTGCCTGCGAGCTGTTCCAGGTCGCTGCCCTTGGCTAGGGCCAGCATGTTGGCAGTGGCAGCCTCGTTGACACGCTGACGCCAGACCATTTCGCGGTAGGAATTCTCCTGCAACAGCTTGGCCAGCGGCTCCGACTCCATGTCGAGGCGGGCCGAGATTTCGGCTTGCTCCACGGGCGGCCAGAGGCTCACGGCGTAGGCCTTGCGTTCCGCGAGAATGACCTCGTAGTCGATCTGTTCGACGATCTGTGGCGGAGGCAGTAGGCCCAGGTCGATGGGGGCGAAGGTGTTCATACGCTACCCCCTAAGCTCAGCGGAACGCTCAGGCTCAGTGGCTGGTTGGTGTCGACGCGGGTGCATTCAATGTCCATCACCGCCCGCCCTTGCAGGGTGGCGCCCTGGAACTGCACACGGCTGAGGCTTACGCGTGGCTCCCAACGCATCAAGGCCATCACGGTCGCGGCATAGGCCCGCAGCCGGGTTGCGTCGTTGAACGGTTGGTCCACCAGCTCGGGCAACAAGCTGCCGTATTCGCGACGCATGACCCGGGTACCGAGGCGTGTGGTCAGGATGTCGGTGAATGACTGGACGATGTGCTCGGCCGTATCGATCGCGGCGCCGGTTTCTCTGTTCATTGAGGCACCCCTGTGTTTCCGCCACCTGACATCACGCCGCCATGAGTGTGTTTGACCAGGCTGATGGCCGCAGCGATGACATCTACCGACGCCGTGACTTTGCCGGTGACCGTCTGGTCGCCGGTCTGGATGTAGCTGCCCTGGTGGGTGTAGTCGCCTTCATGGGTGATCGGCCCGACGATGTGGATGCCGCCTTTGCTGACCAGGTCGGTGGTGCCGCCGTCGGGTAGCACGGCGCTCAGGTGGTGAGCGATGCTGTCGTACTCGATGACGGCGCCGTCGCGGTAAGTGCGGCGATGCAGGCCGGCCCGGTCACCGTTTGCGGGGATGTGGTCGCTGAATACACCGGTCAGCGCTATACCGTTGGCGAGTTGGCCGGATGGGCTGAACAGCATCACTTGCTCGTTGACAGTGGGTGGGTCCCACTCCTGATCGGCCCCGGCGCGCAAGGTGACCCACGGCAGCCAGGCGGTGGTGAGTGTTCCAGTTTTGACCTGCACGCGCGGGGGCTTCATCTGCACCGCGGCGACAACGCCGAAGCGGATGAGGTTTTCGAGCAGGCGGGCGAGGGTGGCTAGATCGTTCATGGCGCCGAGGATGGCGCCACGCGTATGCGAGTGCAGCATTGCAAGGTTGTAGAGTGGTGCTTTACAAACTCACATTCAAACTTCCGGCGTTGGTGGTTTTGGTTTTTTATTCGCTCTAGGCGGGCGGCTAGGTATTCTGTCAGCTATTGATAATGCAGCTTTTCCACTGATTACAGTTCGGTGGATGAACTGTTCGAGAGTCGTTAGTAAGGTTTTGAATTCTTCTTGATTCGGAGACCAAGCGCGATGTGCGGCAGCACTACCAGCATCAGTAACCACCTCTAAATTTTTGGATTCTGTTTCGCCAATGAATCCCTCATTAAAGAGGTGCTTGACCTTGGCTTCCAAAGAGAGTGATGGGTCGATCTTAAGGAACTCCGTGCTGCGATCAAACGCCGTTCGCAGCCCGACAGAAGCAAGAATGAATGAGGATTGTTCATATGCTTGGTACATTTCATTCAAAATGGCAAATAGTTGTGGGTCAATCCTAGCGATATCCCATACCCAATCAGGTTTTTCACTTTTCTTTTCTGGTTCCGGGAAAGTTACCTTAGTTAAGGTGTATCCAATAACATCCTGTTTTAATTTTGAGTCATAGTGATAGTCATAGTCTTCAGAGTCCCAGCTGGACTTATGAAAAAATACTTCTTCGCAACCACAGCACTCAGCTAATTTATATTCGTTATGCCCCCATTGTTCGTGTATTCCATCTGACCAATTCCAAGCTCGATCTACTTCACCATGGATAGTGCAAGTTCTCTCCCCGTTGCAACGTGGGCAATGAGCTTTGAACGATTTACTCATGACTGGATATGCTCCCTTCCGATTAAGCGTCCTTGTTATAGGGACTGTTCCCAAATCTTTTACTCGTTCTGCAGCAGAAAAGGAAACACCTTGACGGAGAGTTAGCTACTTCGAAGTGGTGAAATGAACCAGCATTACGTCGCGGATTAGCTCCAAGTCCTGATCTGTTAATCCCACCACCTCACGCTGTTCGTAAAGCACCTCGGGAGCGCCACGCTCAGCGCGATCCTTCAAGCCATATTGATGAACCCTGGCAATGCGGGCGATTCGACCAGTAAAGCCGACGCTGATAGCGTTTCCGTCGCCTTGGGCCTTCATAAACTTGGCTGTCCTCAGCTTCTGGAACATCTGAGCCTTGCGCTTGATCCGACCCAGCTTACCTCGCAGGTCGCGTTTTTTCCGCGGGGCGTACTTGCTTCCATCCGGGTTCTGCTGGGCGATCACCCGCTGTTGCTGGCTGCGGCGCAGGGCCTGTCCGAGTTCCCGGGCGAGACGGTTGCGTGATGCGGGTTCGAGTTGCCCCAGCAGCCCCGCGGCCCAGTCCTCCAGGGCTTCGAGCCGAGTATTCATTCAGGGACCACCCACTCGCTGCCGGTGCCCTGGGCGCCGGGTATCCATGACGGATCAAGGAAGGCTGCTGCACGCTGTGGCTCGCCGGCGTGCGTAACTGTGGTGTTGCCGTCGGCGTCCTTGCGAACGACCACGCGCTCGGTGAGCTTCAGGGTGATGCTCATGTCCACTTTGCTTCGATCGAGGATGTCGGCCTCGAACTTGATGCCTTCGGCCGACTTGTTCAGGTTTTCCATCAGTTCGGACTGATTGACGCTGACCCAGCCGAGCAGAGGCAACATGATGCTGTCGGGATGCCCAGCAAAGTTGGTGATGATGATCTGCAGGTCAAACCCATATTCAAAGGACAAGCTCGGGGCCGCGGTACAGCGGATCTTGCCGTTGTCGATGAAGATCAGCAGGCGGTCGGGGTCGTGCTTGAGGTCAGCGACGGTGGCCAGCAGGTGGGCGCGAAGGCTTTCGGGTTTGTTCATTTTTGGGCCTGCTGATGTTGGTACACCATGTCGACCTGGCCTGCGCATTCTGCCCAGGCAGCCTCGGCGCGGTCCTGGTCGGTGAGCAGGTCGCCGTTATTGTTTGGGCTCGTCGCTGGCAGGAGGCATGGGACCACGGCCGGACAGCCACTGACGATAAGCGTCGGCGGTGGTGAGGGCGGGGCGCTCGCGCAGCCGGCGAGCAGCATCAGGCAACTGCTGAGCAGCCCAGTTGCGTAGTTCAGAGTTCTCACGTTTCAGCTCCTCGATCGTTCGCTCACGTTTCGCCAGACCTTGGCGCAGTTGGTCCTGTTGCACGCGCAGTTGCGTCTGTGCGTCGCGCTCATTGATCAGGGCTTGTGTCAGGGTGTTGGCACTGGTTTGGCTGCGGTTCGCATCTTCACGTGCTATCTGGGCGTCTTTCTGCGCCAGGCCTGTGTTCTTTTCCGCGTTGGCTACGCGGAGTTCCTGAACCAAGAGCAACAACCCGAGGGCACCGACCAACGCGACGCCCAGCAGGATCTGGCGGACAATGCTCATGCGCGGTACCAACCGAGCTTGTTCATTGCGCCGACGTCGAGTTGCTCGATAGGGCCGCGAATCACAATCGCCCGGCAGCCCGGGTTGACGAACTGCAGGGCCTCGCCCAGCAGCTCCGCATCTTCGTAGCTGGTGTGTTCTGGAACGACCAGGACATCGCCGTCTTCTACCTTGAGTTTGTGCACCGCTTCGAGATCAATCATGCCGCCAACTCCTGGCCACAGCCGCAGGCGCTGTGCCGCTCATAGGCGCGCTGGAGCTTGGTGTCGTACAGATTTCGCTGATAGTTCGGGCCGTTGTAGAGCTTGGCGAATTCGGCCCACTTGCGGGCTTTCAGGGCCTTGAACAGGGCCGGGTCGGTTTCGATGAAGCGCACGAAGGCGTCGAACTGCTGCGACTCGCCAGCGCCCATGGCTGCCACGAAGTCCTGCACGCTGCTGTAGCCCAGACGTTGATAGTGGTAGCCCATGATCTGGAACGCACCCCAGGAGGTTGATTCGAGCGCGGCGGTGTCATCGATTAGCCGCGCCGCGGCCAGGCGCTGGTGCTCCGCGGTACCGCCGGCATAACCACCTGGTTTCGGGTTGACGATGGCGGGGTTGATGCTGGCGAGCTGGTCGGCATGGTGCTGCAGTTCGGCGGTGTCATCACCCTCGTGCCGTGGGGTTTTCAACTGGCGGTACATGACGTGCCGCTCGAACAAGATGACCGGCTTGCCGTTGACCAGAAACCCCTTGCCGTTCGATTCGACCTCGTTGATTGCGTAGATGCTGGCCAAGGGCAGATCCAGCCGCTGGGCGGCGTTGACCAGGTCGGCATTGCGCAGCAGCGCCGAGCAGTCCCCTCCGGCCAGGCTGGCGAGTGTTTTCTCGCCGGCCACACCGTCCGCGACAAGGCCAATCTTCAACTGATAAGCCCGTACTGCCTTTTCGGTTTCGTCGCCAAAGTCGCCGTCCGGGTTCAGCTTGGCGCCTTGGGCGTTGAGGTTCTTCTGCAGGACGCGAACTGCTTGTGAGCGGTCGCCGTGGCGCAGTGCGGTGGTCATAGCTGTTCTACCTTGCGGGTGAAAAACTTCTTCGCCGCGGCGCGGGTTCCTTCGACGCCGAGCAAACCGATGACGCCGCCGAAAAACGGTGCCGTGGATGCGGGAATACCGATCAGTGACAAGCCATGGCTGGTGGCCAGTGCCAGGGCACCGCAAAGCGGCGCCTCGACTGCCATCCGGCGCAAGGTGCCCCCGCCGTACATGATCCGAAGGGCCGCGATAATCAGGGCCAGGAGGCCGGCATAAAGCGTCGGCCAGTTCTGTTCGAGCCAGGCGGCGAGCCAGGCCCAAGTGTCGGGACGTTCAGGCATGCGCTTCATTCCATTGTCCAGGGTTGGTGGGTTCAAGGGCTCGGTAAGTCAGTCCCATAGGTTCACCATCTGCCGCTGTGGGGCTGAGGTTTGGGCTTCGGGCATCTGTACGGGAAGGCCTTGGGGCAACGTAGGGCCGTGATCGGCCAGGCCCGGGTTGGTCTCAAGCACGGCCTCGGTAACGCCGGCCGTGCGGCCGTAGTGACGCCAGCACAGGGCATCGACGGTGTCGTTCTGCTGGGCACGGACGGTGATAGCCATCAGATCAGCTCCACAGTGGTGCGTGTGGTGCCGAGAAAATCACGGATTGCCCAGCGCAGGTCGCGGCGGTAATCGTCGATGTTGGGGTCGATGTCGTCTGCCTTCTTGCCGCCGCTGTTGGTGGTGTCGTAGGAGCGGTAGCGTTCGCAGACTTCGGCGCCGGTGGCGGCTTCGATCGCTCGCCGGTACAGGTGCACCTGCTCGGGGACGCCTTTGACGGTCTCGCCCGGGACTTCTTCCAGCTTGCTGTAGCCGGCTGCCTGCTGCTCGATGCGCCATGCCGCAAGTTCGCGATTGACGCTGATGGCGGCAGCAATGACAGCTGTTTCCAGTCTTGGAGGGCTGATACTGTTGTCGAGGCGCAGGGTGCCGCGCAGTGCATCCAGGTCAATGGATGGCCAGAAAGGTGAGGTGTTGATGTGGCCGTCCGGTGAGGTCTGGCCGCTCGGCGGGGGGCCGCCGGCTACAAATCCGCTCATGAAACAGCACTCTGAAATAGGTCGCCGGTGGTCGGGGCTTCACGTTCAGGAGGAGCGGCCTGGCCGATCCGCCCCGAGCCGGCGGGGTGCGTGGGGACGCTCGTTTAGCTGCCGGGGGCAGCGTGTTTTTTCAGGAGGCGCTCAACGCGCTCCAGATCCTTCTTGCCGCCGCAGTTGGTGTGCAGCGCAATGGCGCGGGCCAAGTGCGTCTTGGCCTGCTCCAATGGCAGCAGGGCACTGTCCGCCGGGGCGTCATCAGCGACCTGTGCGGAAATGGCCTTGCCGATGGCCAGGTGCAGCTTGGCCCGGGCCTGGTCGGGCATGTCCTCCTTGGCGGTGATCTTCTCGGTACGCAGCAGCAGATCCAGATCGAAGCTGCCGCCGGCTTTCTGGGCCTTCAGGGCGGCTTCGGCGATCTCTTCCGCAACGATGGTGCCGGTGGTGCGCTCGAAGCGATCCGGCATCAGCAGTTGGTGTTCGATCACATAGGCAGCGATGTCCAGGGCGCCGGCAAAGTCGCTTGCGTCCATGCGCCAGACCATCAGGGTGGTCAGCACCTGGTCCTGGGCGCCCTTGCCCTCGGCCAGCACGCCTTCAACATAAGGCTGGTACTCCGGCAGCAACTGGCGCTTGAGCTCCGCTTTGCCTTCGGTCGACTGCACCTGCTTGAGGCGCAGGTAGTCCTGCTGGAGCTTGGCAAGGTGCAGCTCGTAGATATTCGCGCCTTCCATGGTCATGGCCGGCCCAGCGACCGCCGCGGCTGCAACGGCGGCGGTCACGCGTTGAAAGTGTCGACGACAAGGGTTGGTCATGATCGCCGGCCTCAACTCAGGGTGATGTTTTCGGCCATGGCAGCGCAGCCCAGGTCTTCGATCACGTAGCTTTCGTTGACCGACTCGAAGTTTTCGATGCGGTCGCGTTTGGCGTTGTCGACGACGGTGCGGCGACGGGTGCCTTCCTGCCAGTAGAGCGACAGGTTGTCCAGGCGGGTGACCATCAGGCCGTTCGGCGGGAAGTGCGGTACGCGCACTGCCGGCAGATTACCGAGGCGTTTTTGGCTGGTGACGATGTCGGCTGCCAGCATTTCCGTCGGTGCCTGGGTTTTGTTGATGATTGGGAAGTACTTGTCGGCCAGGAGCTGGCGGCCGCAGATCACCACCAGGTCGGTATCTTCCTGATACCAGGGTTCGATGAACTCGTTGACCATGCTGACAACCAGGGCATCGATATTTTCGAAGTCTTTGCCAGCCCCGATCTGGATCTTGCCGCTGCCAGCAACTACTTCATCCAGGACACGGGCCGCGTTTTCCAGGCGCATTTTCTGCAGCCAGCCGATGTTGACGTCCTGCAGCAGCGGATTGGTTGCAGGATTCGAGGTCGCGGCGCGGCTCACACCGTTCCAGCCGATCATGATCCGGTTCAGGGCCTGGGCCTTGATGATGGCGTCGCGAATACGTGCCTGGAAGTCCTTGAACTTCGCCCATTGGTCCAGCTTCTGGTAGCGGATACCGGTGTCGAAGTTGGTCTGGGTGCAGGTGTACCCGCGGTCATCCAGAGCGCTTGGGTCGCGAGGCTCACGGTCCTTAACCGTGGTATCGGTGGTGCTGGCGATGGTGCCATCAATGCCGATGCCGATCTTCTCGCCGGACTGCTCCGAAACGCCGTATACGTTGATGGAGGAGAGGAAGGCACTGGATTCCTGGATACGGGTTTCCAGGGTCTGAGCGACGCTTGGGGCGGCGGTAAACTTGGTGGTGACGTCAGGCACCCCGTGCAACTGCGCGAGCTGCTGCAGGTAGGCGTTAAAGAGGACGCGGGTATCGTTACGCATGGTGTTCTCCGATGTTCCTTGGCTTGGCTTGTCCGTGGGGTGGATCAGCAGTCGGTGACGAGCGCCCCGTCACCACCCGTAGCCGGCGGGCGAGATGAGAACTGCGTCTTGGTGCCGGGTGAGTCCGGGGTTTTTTCGAGTTTCTGGACCAGGGCTGCGAAGTCATTGGCCAACTTGTCGTGTTTGGCCAGCAGGCTTTCGCGGGCGGCCTTTTCTGCGGTGAAAGCGGTGCCCTGAGTGGCTACGTGCTCAGCCATTGCCTCGACGGCCTGGCCCAGCTCGGTGAATAGAGCGGCGTCCTTGCCTTCCTTGTCCTTACTCTTGCCGAGAGCTTCGAGAACACGGGTAAACAGGCCGGCGACCTTGTTCTCGCTGTCAGCCAGCTCTTCGAATTCGAGTTCAGCCTCAAGGGCTTCGGTGAACATAGAGGTCGCGGAGTAATGGCGATCCTTGAACGGACTTGCATCTGGCTTCTGTGCCGAGAAGGCGAGCACGTCGGTACCCAGGCTGGCGGGGGAGTCAGTAACTGCTAGGCCAACGATGTAGGCCTCACCGCTGTCGGCGAAGCTCTCGTCGATTTCGATAGATGTGTAGATTTTCTGCTTGGCTTTGTTCATGGCCACCAGGTCGGGGGTCGGGTCGATCTGGGCAAAGAGGGCAAGCTTCTTCTGCCCGGCGATCTCAACCTCTTCAGCCTTGACGGCGGTTATGTCCCCATAAGCCTTGAAGGGGCTGTCCGGCAGCAGGCTACGGAAATGCTCCAGCCAGACGCGGGCACCGTAGGTGCTACGGTTGAAGTTCTTCGCCGCCTGTTCCAGCCAGGAGCGTTCGATTTTGCGTTTGTCGGTGGTGGAGCCTTCGACGGCCACACGAAACCAGTTGGAGCGGAATTTTTTGGCAGGTGCGTTGCTTGCGGCCATGCGGGCTGTCCTCAATGCGGTGGCGGCGGGTGCCGTTCGTTGGGTGCATGGTGTTCAGCGCGGGCGAGGCGGGCAATGAGGCGGTCTTGTAGAGGTGTGCTGTACAAGGGCCGACGCGGGTAGTGTTCGCGCGCGGGCGGCAGCATCTGCGCCATGAATGCCGCCACCGAAAACCCCGTCCGTGACAATCGCCGCCAGGCCAAGTTTCTCTACTGGACGGGCTGGCGTGTCTGCGAAATCGCCGAGTACCTGGACGAAAAGGAAAAGACGGTCCACGCCTGGAAGTCCCGAGACGAGTGGGACCGGGCGGACAATGTCGAGCGGATCGGTGGCGCGCTGGAAGCCCGACTGGTCCAGCTGATCCTGAAGGACGGCAAGACGGGCGGGGACTTCAAGGAAATAGATCTGCTGCACCGCCAGCTTGAGCGACAGGCGCGAATCCAGCGTTACCAGGGCGGCGGTACCGATACCGATCTGAATCCGGCCCTGGCCAAGCGCAATGAGGGGCCGAAGAAAGCGCCGAAGCGCAACGAGTTCAGTGAGGAGCATATCGAGCTCCTGACTGAGGCCTTCGTCGACGGATGTTTCGGGTACCAGCTGGATTGGTACAAGGCAGGGAATCAACGTACCAGGGCGATTCTCAAGTCTCGCCAGATCGGCGCGACATTCTATTTCGCCCGAGAAGCCTTGATTGACGCCCTGACCACGGGGCGAAACCAGATTTTCCTGTCCGCGTCGAAGAACCAGGCGCACATCTTCAAGGCCTACATTCAGGCCTTTGCCCGTGAGGTGGTGGGTGTCGAGCTGACGGGTGACCCGATCATCCTGGGCAACGGCGCCGAGCTGCACTTCCTCGGTACCAACGCCCGGACGGCGCAGGGTTATCACGGCAATTTCTACTTCGACGAATTCTTCTGGACGTTCAAGTTCAAGGAGCTGAACAAGGTCGCCAGTGGCATGGCGATGCAGAAACAGTACCGGCGGACCTATTTCTCTACGCCTTCCAGCATGGCGCACGAGGCATACACCTTCTGGACCGGCGAACGCTTCAACAAGGGCAAACCAGCAGCCCAGCGTATCAAGCTGGATGTGTCCCACGATGCTCTCCAACAAGGGCGTTTGTGTGAGGACCGGATCTGGCGCCAGATCGTCACGATTCTGGATGCCGAGGGCCGCGGCTGCGACCTGTTCGACCTCGAAGAGCTGCGCCTTGAATACGACGCCGAGGCGTTCCAGAACCTGCTGATGTGTCAGTTCATCGACGACGGTGCCAGCATCTTCCCGCTGGCGATGCTGCAGCCGTGCATGGTCGACAGCTGGGACCTCTGGGCAAGCGACTACAAGCCGTTTGCTGCTCGACCGTTCGGTGATCGTGCCGTATGGGTTGGCTACGACCCCGCTGAGTCGGGCGACAGCGCGGGCCTGGTGGTGGTCGCGCCACCTCTGGTGCCAGGTGGCAAGTTCCGCATTCTTGAGCGCCACCAGTTCCGCGGCATGGACTTCGCCGCCCAGGCCGAGGCCATACGGCAGGTCACGCGCCGCTACTGGGTCACCTACATCGGGATCGATATCACGGGCATGGGCTCCGGCGTGGCCCAACTGGTGAAGCAATTCTTCCCGAATATCACCACCTTCAGCTATTCGCCCGAAGTGAAAACCCGCCTGGTGCTGAAAGCCTACGACGTGATCAAGAACGGCCGCTTGGAGTTCGATGCCGGCTGGACGGACATGGCGCAGTCGCTGATGGCCATTCGCAAGACAGTCACCGCCTCCGGGCGCCAGTTCACCTACACAGCCGGTCGCACCGACGAGACTGGGCATGCCGACCTGGCCTGGGCGACCTTCCACGCGCTGCACAATGAGCCGCTTGAAGGGCAGACCACGGCAAACACCGGATTTATGGAGTCCTACTGATGAGCAGACGTAAACGCGGAACCCAAGTGGCCACCGATCAACGCCCTATTGAAGGGGACCTGTTGCCCCCTGAAGCGGGACCAGTCGAGGCGTTCACCTTCGGTGATCCGACGCCAGTGCTCGATGGCAGGGAGATCCTCGACTACCTGCAGTGCTGGGCCAATGGGCGATGGTATGAGACGCCCATGTCCATGGACGGTCTGGCCAAGACCACCCGGGCCAGCGTGTACCTTCAGTCAGGACTGAACTTCAAGCGCAACATGCTGGCCCGCACCTTCAAGCCCCACCGGCTGTTGAGCCGGCAGGCCTTCGAGCAATTCGCCCTCGACTGGCTGTGGTGTGGCAACTGCTATCTGGAGAAGCGCAACAACATGCTTCGCGACACCCTGGGCCTGGTACCGCCCCTGGCGAAGTACATGCGTCGCGGTGTTGATCTGGCGACTTACTACCAGGTGCGCGGTTGGAAGGACGAGCACGAATTCGCCCCGGGCTCGATCTGCCACTTGCGTGAGGCTGACATCAATCAGGAAATCTACGGGTTGCCGGAATGGCTGGCCGCCCTGCAGAGCGCCTTGCTCAACGAGAGCGCGACGCTGTTTCGCCGCAAGTACTACAACAACGGCAGTCACGCTGGTTTCATCCTCTACATGACCGACGCGGCGCAGAAAGAGGAAGACATCGATTCGCTGCGCACGGCCCTGAAGAACTCGAAGGGACCAGGCAATTTCCGCAACCTGTTCGTCTATGCCCCGGCGGGTAAGAAGGACGGCATCCAGCTGATTCCGGTCAGCGAGGTGGCGGCGAAGGATGAATTCAGCTCCATCAAGAACATCAGCCGTGACGATCTGCTCGCGGCCTTGCGTATTCCGCCGCAGCTGATGGGCATCGTGCCGCAGAACGCGGGCGGTTTCGGGTCGTTGCGGGAGGCTGCTGAGGTCTGGGCGGTCAATGAGCTGGAGCCGCTGCAGGCGCGTCTGGCCCAGGTCAACGACTGGCTGGGTGAGGAAGTCGTCAGCTTCAAGCCGTTTGAACTTGGCGCCAAGGAGAAGTAGTTCCCCGGTAACAGAAAATCGCCTTGCGATTATTTATGCTCGCGATAATGGTTTGATCAGATGGGCGCCTTGGTTACGCGTATTACCTACTGCGCGGTCGACTTCGAACCACTCGAATACCTCGGACGGTTCGCCCTGATACAGCACCAGTTGCTCGGCGCGCTCCTTGGGCGTGGCAGGGTCAAGCCATTCCCGAGCCAGATCGGGCGCCAGGACCACGGGTCGGCGGTCGTGAATATCGACCATGCCGCCGAAGCTGTCGGCGGTGATGATGACGAACCCGTCGTGCTCGCCATGGTTTTCGTCGCCGTGGGGCCACTGCCCGATTGAGGCACAGAGGCAGGGGGCCCCGTCCTTCCGGCGGATGAAGTAGGGTTGTTTCTTAGGCTCTCCTTTATCCACCCACTCGAACCAACCGTCGATAGGCGTAATTGCTCGGTGCGGCCAGATCTCACGGAAGAATGGCCCGTGCGCGACTTTCTCGACCCGGGCATTTATCGGTGGGGCGCGATCCTTGGCCCAGTGCGGCCGCCACCCCCAGCGCATCAGGTCGGCGTGTAGCCCGTCTTCGGTTTGGTGGAGCAGGGCGACCAGCGTTGTAGGCGCCACGTTGTACCTTTCCAGCGGTTTGTTCTTGATCGACGACAGCCAGTTGAGCCCGAGGACGTCGCAGTAGTCATCGATGTACCGGTACTGCGCGACTCTTCCGCACATTTCCAGTCTCCGCACGTCGGAGGGGGTGAACGGCCAGGCTGCAGCCGGTTTCTACACTGTAGACCCCGGTGCAGGTACCCGTCATGGCTTTGGACATCAAACAGATCGACGCGTTGGAAGCGTGGTATGCGCTCTTCAATGACCCGGCCTTCGTCGCGGCGTCGCCTGAGGATCGATATGACGCCAGGTTGGAGCTTGCAGACGATATGCTCGCCCGCGGCGTGATAGATGAGGGCGAGTGGCGGGAGCTGATAGAAGAGGCAGGCGCAGCCTTTGCCGACGAACTTGGATGAGCGCTATCGTAGGCGCTTCATGTCCTCGGGTCGTATTAGCTTCCGGAGGTCCTCGTTTGTCCGGTCCATCGCTGCGCAGGATCCTCTCAGATTCGCCACCTCGCGGCGTAGTCGGGCGGCTTCGCCGGCGCGCTCGCGAAGGCTGGCCCGTGCTTCGTCACGCTCTTTCTCGGTCTCGGCCTGCAGTTTCACTAGCTTGAATATCTTCTCCCTGGCTGTGCGCAGTTGGGTTGTCAGTTCCTGGATTTCGTTCTCAAGCAGCTCTCCGTGCTGCATGCAGGTTTCGAGAGGCGAGGGAATACCCAGCCAGTCATCTGAATCTTCGATATCCAACAGTACTGCCTCGTATTTGCTGTATGCGCATACAGTAATCCCTAATTTATTCTGCCGCGATCTGAGGCGACGAACTGGCACGACTGGACCGAGCGGAGAAATCGGGGTTGTGACGTGCTACAAATTCCAGCTGCGGGGGACAGACGTGCCACACATGTGGGTACTGACGTGCTTCACGCCTGGCGCGCGCCGTCGTCCCCCCACCTCGCCTGCGGGCTAAATGGGTCGTTTTTTCTGCACACCTGCAATGGGACTAAAGCGGCCTTGGCTGGGCCTGGGACGGCGATAGGGGAGGGTTGGAAAGCCTGCGAATCCCTGCAGCAATGGGGTAAATCTGCGAACGAGTAGGGACCTGCCGTTCGCTCATTTTCAGGATGGCCATCGGAAAAAGGTAATTTGGTAATCGCTGGGTCTGAACTGAGTTGAGGACCCCGGTTTTAAAGGGTTTCAGTAATTACCTGAGATGGTAATTATTGGTAAGAGAGGAGGTAATTTTTTTTTAAGTGTCTGATTTTAAAGGGGATGGTAAATGGTAGAGATTACCCTCGGTTGAGGTAATTCGATTACTTAGAAATTACCATATTATTACCTTTATAAATAATCACTAACTTATTGAAAATAAAGGATTAAATTCAGTTTTTCAAATGACCTAACCAAAATTACCTTTTTCCGGTGGGTCACCCGAAAAAGCGGAAACTTCATCGGCGCCTGATCTTTTACCTGTCCGCGCTTAACCTCATGGGACCAGCGTGGGACCACTTGCGCTCGCGCTGATACGCTGGAGGCCTTGTAATCCGTGGGTGGCTGCCGTGAAAGTTGGGTGCGGGTGCATTCGAATCCCTCCTCAACCGCCATATTCGATCTACGCAAAACCCCTGGTTTCCTCGAGAAACCAGGGGTTTTGTGCTTTCTGGGGCTGCTTAATCGCGGCAGTGGGCGAGCGGCTTCTTTGCTGAACGCCGTTTCCCCGCGATGGTCAAAACCATTACGAGTTCGCAACAGCCAAGGTTGCTCCAGCAAGGTATCGATCACGCTGGATACTTGAGTGGTCTTTGGCTTTGTTACCCCTGCGAAGCCTGGCGGTCAAGTCACCTTGAGGGTGAGGTTTTCCGCCGATATCAGGCGGGCATCAGCGTGCGGTTTTCTGTGCTCCGTAATGGCTACGAGGAGACGCACAATGGTCATTCACTTCAAGGTCGCCGGGCATCTGGCCTGCGGCCACAAGGGTTCCAATCTCATATCCAGCACCGAACCGGCGCGGGTCAAATGCCGCAGTTGCCGCAATACCGAGGTGTTCAAGGAAGCCCGCAAGAATCAGCGCAATGCGGCACGTCGAGCGGCGCGCAAAGCGAAGGCAGAGCACGTGGCAAGCGACTGGCGTGCAGCCTGGACCCAACGGCTGACGGCCATGGCCGGATTGCAGCGTCTGCCTCGGGGCTTTGATGGGCAGCCGTACGTTTAG